GCCTGACTTTGGCGCATGCGGGTAAATTTCCATGAAACGTGGCACAAAACCGCTTCCGGCGGCCAAGAAAGTTTTGCGCGGGACATTTCAGCCCTGCCGCGCGCGGGCGGCCGTGGTTGTGCCCGTCGAGGCGCCGCTCGGCCCGCCGCCGGCGTGGCTGAAGGGGTCAGCCTTGCGTCTCTGGGGGGAAAAGACGGCGATTTATGCCCGTCGCGGGCAGTCGGTCGTGGGGTGTGAGAGCGCATTAGCGCAGTATTGCCAGGTGGAAGCCGACCTGATTCGGCGCTGGCAACACCACGCGGACATTCCCGTCGCGCTGATCAACGCGCATCGAATCTATGCGAACGAGTTCTACGACACGCCGGCCAGCCAGCAAGGCGCGCAGCTCCACCCGCGGGCGACGAACCGCTTCGCGCAGAACGGTCGCCGCCCGGCCTCGTGATCCGGCGCCCCGCGACTACGTGGCGATCGCCGAGGCGTACATCGACGACGTCCTGGCGGGCCGCAGCATTGCGGGTACCTGGCTGAAACTCGCCTGCGAACGCCAACGCCGCGACCGGGCGCGCGCGGACTGGCCGTACGCGTGGAGTCCGTGGCACGGCCACGACGTCTGCGACTTCATCGAGAAGCTGCCGCACATCGAGGGCACCTGGCCGACGCCGACGATTACGCTCCAACCGGTGCAAGTGTTTCTGCTCACCACGCTCTTCGGCTGGCGCACGACCGCCGGCGGCCGACGGTTTTCGATGGCGTATTGGTGCGCGGCGCGCAAGTTCGCGAAATCGACGCTGGCGGCGGGCATCGCACTGTATTGCCTGACGTGTGAAGGCGAGAACGGCCCGCAGGTCATCATCGGCGCGACCACCGGACAGCAGGCGCTGAAGGTTTTTCGCCCGGCCTCGGAGATGGTGAAGCGGACGCGCGACCTGCGCGAGCAGTTCACTCTCACCGCCTGGGCGCATGCGATTACGTGTGACCAGAATGGCGGCTTCGTGCAGACGATCAACGCCAAGAGCTCGACGCAGGACGGCTGGAATCCGTATCTCGTCATCCTGGACGAATTGCACGCGCACCTGACGCCCGGCTTGTTCAACGTGATCCGCTCGTCGCTGGGATCGCGTGCGAATCAGCTGATTCTGATCGTCACGACCGCGGGGTTCAACATCGGCGGGATCTGCTATGAGCAGCAAGGGCTCGTGCAGAAGATCCTCCAGCAAGTCATCGAGGCTGACCATTATTTTGGCGTCATCTTCGCGCTCGATGACGGCGATGACGTGTTCGACGAGCGCGCGTGGCCGAAAGCGAATCCCATGCTGGGCATCACGCCGACGTGGGACAAGATGCGGGAGTACGCGACCGAAGCCCGCAACGCGCCGACGAGCCTGGGCGAGTTCACCACGAAGCGATGTAATCGGTGGTCCGGCGTCGCGCAAGCCTGGCTCAATCTCGCGCACTGGGACGCCTGCAAGGATTCGCAGCTCTCGATTGACACGTTCGTGGGTGAGCCGTGCTGGATCGGCGGCGATTTGTCCGATTGCAACGACCTGACCGCCAAGGTCTGCCTGTTTCGGCGCGGGGATCTGGTGTTTGCGTTCCCGACGTTCTACTTGCCCGAGGCGCTCGTACAGAAGCGCCAGGTCTCGACGACGGCGCACTATGCGGCGTGGGCGCGCGATGGTTGGCTGCAGCTCACGCCCGGGAACACCATCGACCACGACTGGATCCTGCGGGACGTGCAGGCCGATGGCAAACGGTTCGACGTACAAGCGATCGTGTTCGACCGGTATCAGTCCGCGCAGCTGGTCAATACGCTGACGAAGGACGGGTATCTGGCGCTGACGCTGATGAAGAGCGCCCCGAACTTCACACCGCCCTGTCAGGAACTGGAAAAACTGATCTTGGCGGGCCGGCTTCGCCATACGGGCCACCCGGTGTTTCGCTGGATGGCGAGCAATACCTGTGTGTCGCGGCGCATCGACAAGAGCCTCGTGACCAAGAAGGAAACGGTGAATTCGCCGAACAAGATTGACGGCATTGACGCGACGATTCACGCGATCCATCCGATGCTGTTGCAAACCGCGCCGGAGCCGGCGCCGGAGCTGTATATCTTCTGGGCGCCAACGCCCGCATGAACACGACCGGCGTATGCTGTGGCGCATCAGCCACCTCTCCAGAGGACCCCGCGATGCCTCGAACCCTGCCGTTGCTGCTGCTGATGGGTGCTGTCGGATGCGACCCGGCCACGATCGTCACGACGAACGTCACGTTGCCCACGGCGCCCTCGCCGATCGTGACGGTGCCCGCCGGAACGGTGAACCCGACGTGCCCGACTTGTCCCGCAACGCCTTGCACGCCCAGCGCGACGACGACGTGCGGCGGCGCGGGCGGGCAGCAGCGCGCGCCGGATATCGTGAGCTTCGGTGCCGACAGCCCGCGTGTGTCGAAAGGGGGGCTGGCCGTGCTGCGCTGGGAGGTGCCCGACTTCGGCGCGAGCGTGCGCATCGATCCCGGTATCGGCACGGTGTCCACGACCGGCTTCGTGCTGGTGTTTCCCACGGTCACGACCACCTACACGTTGACGGCTAGAAATACGTTCGGCATCGCGCAACGGCAATTTACGGTCGTGGTCGTCACGCCCGAGACGTAGGCCCATGAAGCGTACGGGCCGACCGTCGCTCGACCCCTCCGACCCGTCAGTGCGGCTCACGCTGACGTTGCCGACGAAGCGGTACGACGCGGTGTACCGCACGGCGACGGCCGCGCGGCAGTCGGTGCCGGAATACCTCCGGGCCATACTCAGCCGGGAATTAAAAAACCTAAACTCGCCCGCCCGCGACCCGAGCCGCTAACCTCGTGCGGCATGGACCGCGCGTACGCCCTGCTGTCGGTCAAAGCCTTCGACACCGAACGCCGGACGATTACCGGCTTCGCGTCCACGCCGACGCCCGATCGCCGCGGCGACATCCTCGAACCGTTGGGCGCCAGCTTTCGGAATCCGCTGCCGCTGCTGCTGCACCACGACCGTGAGCGGCCCGTCGGCCGCGTCACGCTGACCGCGCGCCGAGACGGGATCGCGTTCGAGGCGCAGCTGCCCGAGATTGCCGAACCCGGCCTGGTGCGCGACCGCGTGAACGAGGCCTGGCACAGCATCAAGGCCGGGCTCATCACCGGCGTGTCCATCGGGTTCCGGCCGCTCGCCGACGGCGTGGCGATGCTGAAGTCCGGCGGCATGCACCTGCTGAAGACCGAGATTTGCGAGCTGTCGCTCGTCACGGTACCCGCGAACGTGGAGACCACCATCCACACCATCAAGAGTTTCGATTCTCACTACCTGGCCGCGTCCGGCCTCACTCCGCCCGGCGTCGCGGGCCTCCCGAAGAATCCGAGGCCGCTGATGGCCAAACAGACGACCGCCGAACACATCCAGAACCTCGAGAACAAGCGCGCCGCGTGCACGGCCCGCATGACGGACATCCTGCAGACGGGCGCGGAGGACGGCGCGACGCTGGCACCCGAACCGGCCGCGGAACACGACGGCCTGGCCGCGCAAGTCAAGAGCCTCGACGCCGATCTCGTGCGCTGGCGCGAGCTGGAGAAGCTCCAGATCACGACCGCGACGCCGGTACCCGTGACACCAGCCCTCGGCACCAAGGCGTACACGCAAGTCTCGGTGAAGCCGAACGTCCCGATCGGGATGCCGTTCGTGCGGCAGGCAATGGCGCTGCTCGTGTGTCACGGCAACAAGCACGAAGCCGCGGAGTACGCGAAACGCTGGGACGATTCGACGCCGGAAGTGGCGCTGTCGCTGAAGGCCGCGATCGCCGCGGGCACGACGACGGACAGCACGTGGGCCGCGCCGCTCGTCAACCAGGTGATGATCAACGACTTCCTCGAGCTGCTGCGGCCGGCCACGATTCTGGGCAAGATTCCCGGCCTGCGGAATGTGCCGTTCAACGTCAAGATTCCGATGCAGACCGCCGGCGGCACGTACGGCTGGGTCGGGGAAGCGAAGCCGAAGCCGCTGACGAAGCTGGCGTTCAGTTCCGACACCCTCGGCATGACGAAGGTGGCCGGCATCATCGTGTTGACCGAGGAACTGGTGCGCTCGTCGAACCCGTCGGCCGAGGCGCTCTGCCGTCAAGACATGGTCGCGGGGATCGCGCAATTCCTGGATTCGCAGTTCATCGATCCGGCCGTCGCGGCGGTGGCCGGCGTGAATCCGGCGTCGATCACCAACGGCGCGCCGACGGCCGCGGCGACCACAAACCCCGTGGCCGACATCATGGGGCTGATCAACCACTTCGCCACGAACAACATCCCGGTCGATGGGCTGGCGTTCATCCTGTCGGCGTCGAATGCGCTCTCGCTGTCGTTCCGCGCGAACCTGGACGGCTCGCCGCAGTTCCCCGGCGTCGGGATCAATGGGGGCAGCTACAAGGGGCTGACGTTCATCACGTCCAACACGGCGAGCACGAACGTCGTGGCGTTGCAGCCGTCGCAAATTCTCTATGCCGATGACGGCGGCGTGACGATCGATGCGTCGCGGGAAGCGTCGTTGCAGATGGACAGCGCGCCGATGTCACCGGCGGACGCGACCACGGTGTACGTGAGCTTGTTCCAGACGAACAGCGTGGCGCTCCGCGCGGAACGTTTCATCAATTGGAAGAAGGTCAATGCGAACGCGGTGAAGTACCTGACCGCGACGGCCTGGCCGGCGCCAACGGGCACCACGTCGGCCGCGGCCGACGCGCCGACCGTCCGCAACGGCAAAACCGAAGCCCGCTGATGCGTCTCTTCGGCCTGGAAATCAGCCGCGCCCGCCAGCCGGGGACCCTCAGCCCTCCGGCGGGTACCCTCGGGGGCGGCTGGTTTCCGGTCGTGCGCGAGTCCTACACGGGCGCGTGGCAGCAGAACGCCGCGCCCATCACGACGCCGAACGCGCTGGCGTACTTCGCGGTCTACGGCTGCGTCACGCTCATCGCGACCGACATCGGGAAGCTCGCCCTGCGGCTCGTCGCGCAAAACGACGACGGCATTTGGGAAGAGACCACGAACCCGGCGTACTCGCCGGTCCTGCGGAAGCCCAATCGGTACCAGACGATCGTCAAGTTTGTCGAGCAATGGATCACGTCGAAGCTGACGTGGGGCAACGCGTACGTGCTGAAGCAGCGCGACGCGCGGGGCGTCGTGGCGGCGCTGTACGTGCTCGATCCGGCGCGCGTGACGCCGCTCATCGCGCCTGACGGCAGTATCTACTACCAGCTCAAACGCGACGACCTGACCGGTGTGGGTGAAGGCGACGTCATCGTGCCGGCGCGCGAGATCATCCACGACCCGATGGTGTGCTTGTTCCACCCGCTCGTGGGCGTGACGCCGCTGTATGCCTGCGGCCAGGCGGCGCAGCAGGGGATCACGATTCAGACGAAGAGCGAGCAGTTCTTTCGCGGCGGCTCGCATCCCGGCGGCGTGCTCACGGCGCCCGGCGAGATCGGGGAGGACCAGGCGCAGCGCATCAAAGTCTACTGGGAAGAGAACTTCACGGGCGCCAACAGTGGCCGCGTCGCGGTGCTTGGGAAGGGCCTGAAATACGAGGCCATGACGGTGAACGCGGCGGACGCGCAGCTTATCGAGCAGCTCAATTGGAGCGCGCAGCAGGTCTGCACCTGCTACCACGTCCCGCCGGCGCTGCTCGACCTCGGCGCGACCGCGAATGTCACCGACCTCGAAGCGTTGCTGATCAAGTACCACAGCCAGTGTCTGCAATCGCTGCTGATCGCGTTCGAGACGGCGCTGGATGAAGGGCTCGAGCTCAACGCGCCCTACGGGACCGAATTCGATATCGACGATCTGCTGTGGATGGTGACGGCCACGAAGACGAAAGCCGCCGCCGAAGCCATCGGCGCGGGCGCCATGTCACCGAACGAAGCCAGGTTCAAGTACTTCGGGCTGGGCCCGGTCATCGGGGGCGACTCGCCCTACATGCAACAGCAGAATTTCTCCCTGAAGGCCTTGGCCCAGCGCGACGCCGACGATCCGTTCAGCAAACCGGCACCGCCGCCGCCGGCCACACCGGCCGAACCCGAACCCGAGCCGGAACCCGCACCAGAACCGCCCGACGACGAGGACGAGGAAAAAGCCTTCCGCGTCGCGTTGCAGAAGTCCCTCGAAGGGCTCTCGTATGCGGCCTGAATTCCTCGCCGAGCATCTGGGCGCGACGATGCGCGGGCTGATCGATCCGCTGGCGTTGCGCGTCGCGGCCCTGGAAGCGCGCGCGCCGATCCCGGGCCCGCCCGGCCCGGCGGGCCCGGCCGGGCCCTCAGGCCGTGACGGGATCGACGGCAAAGCGGGCCTCCGGTACCTCGGCGTGCATGTCGCGGGGAAGACGTACGACGTGGGCGACCTGGTCACCGCCGGCGGCTCGGCGTGGTACTGCGGGCGCACGACGACGGGCGACCCGGGCCGCTCGCCGGACTGGCAGCTGATGGTGAAACGCGGCCGGGACGCGCGCGCCGCGCGGGACGAGCGGGGGAGCGAGCGATGAAATTGGCCAGCCTCGCCGATGCCAAGATCCAGCTCCGCATCACCGACGCGGCGCGTGACGCCGAGATCACCCTGCTGCTCGAGCACGCCAGCGCGGAAGTCTTCCAGTACATCGGCCCGCAGGCGGATCCGACATGGGATGAAACGACGGCGCCAGACGTCGTGCAGGCGGCCACGCTCTACAGGCTGGGCCACCTGTGGGAACACCGCGGCGACGATGCCGCGGCCGACACCGAAGATAAAAACTGGGCGGGGCTGTCGCTGCGGCTGATGCGGACGCGCGATCCCGCGATCGCCTGATGGCCATCCCGACGCGCGGCCAGCGGCGGCACATCGTGACCTTCGAGACGCCAGGCGATCCGGTGCCCGACGGGGAAGGCGGCTTCTCCTACACCTGGACGTCGCTCACGCCGGCGGGCTGGTACGTGAGCGTCCGCCCGGCGACCGCGCGCGACGCCGAAGCCGCGCTGGCCGGGACGCTGATTACGCATGTGTCCCACGTCGTCACCGGCGACTATCACCCGGGCGTCACGACGGGGGCGCGCATGGTGTTCAACGGCCAGGTGTACGAAGTGACGAGCGCGATCGATGACGACGCGCGCGGGATCACGATGACGCTGGTTGCGGATCTCCAGAGCTGATGGCCACGACGCTGAAGCTGACCGGCGTCACCGAGCTGCTCGAGGATCTCGCGCGGCTGGCGCCCGGGCTGACGGCCGAGGCCGCGACGCTCGAGCGGACGATCGGCGAGCAGACCGCCGAAGCGCTGCGGGCCGCGCTGCCGGTCGTGACGGGGCGGTTACGCGCGAGCGTCCAGGTGTCACGCGAGTCGTCGGTGAGTCCCGCGCGCGTGTTCACGGCGATCGCGGTGACGGCGCCGTATGCCCAGCATGTCGAATTCGGCACGTCGCGTGTCCCGCCGCGGCCGGTGTTCGTGCCGATCTCGCGCCGTGGGCGGGAAACCTTCGTCAAGGCCGTACTCGATCGCGTGCGGCAGACGGGCCTGAAGGTGACCGGGAGCGTCGGGCCGTGAGTGATAGCGGGCTGGTCGACGCGGCG